TAGGCAATGCGGTAAAGCTGCCAGCTAGTTGCTCCGGTCTTGCGAGCGCGGAAGCGAGCCGACGAAGCTTCTTGAACCACTACCACGCCACCACCAGTCACCGTCCAACCCGTGTTGGTAACAACAGTGATGTCGTAGTTGCTGGATGCAAGGTTGATGATCACGAAATCAACCGTACTACCAACGTAAGCAGAGGACAGCACCGCTTCCAGGTCAGCAACCGTGGGAAGGGTGTAGTTCGCTGCCGCCGTAGGGGTAGCAAGGATAATGCCGTTAAGAACCTGAGCAGCCGTCAGAGTAGCCGTGTCAGTTGCAGTTACCGGTGCGGCTGCATAGCCCATTACCGGTTCGCTTTGATTGCCATCGCCAAGTTGATAGCCGCCGCCGCCATTAGGAAGTGCCATTGTAGTAATCTCCTGTAGTTAAACCTGTTAGCCCCACATCCGGCAAGCCATCTGCGGTCTGATGACCGAGTAGCCATAGAGGACGTCGATACGGCAAGGCATACGGTCATTGTTGATGTCGTACTGACGAACAATACGCATCGAAATGCCGTTGTGAACCTGACGCGAAGCCATGTCAACACCTTGTGGCAGAAGCAGGTCAGCCGTGGCGAAGGTGATGGCATCCTTATGGTACACAAGGTTCTGAGCGTAGGAGCCGTTAGCGTTACCAAGCATCGTGATAACTGCACCAGACTGCGGGAAGCTATTAACCGTAGCCAAAGCTTGGCTGGAGGTGTAGATCGCAGGGCTGATCTTCAGCGTACCAGTGCTGGAAGCCGTCAGGTCTTCCGTAACAACGAACTGCTGGAGCGAACCGGTCGATTGACGGGTCTGCGGATTGACCGCATAAACGTCAGCAATCGTGAACACGTCGCCCACTTTCCAGGTCTTGCTAGAGCCGGTGAAGGCAATGGCAATGCTGGAAGCGCCTTGGGTGCTGACCGTAGAGCCAACAGTGATGGACGTACCCCAGTCACCGTTGGTGTGGTTGACAACAGACTGAGACATATTGATCTCGTCATAGCCAAGTACACCCTGACCCATCATGCCGGCCTTGAACTGGCGGCTGATCGTGTCAACGGGGTTGAAGAAGCCCTTCATGCCTTCTACCAGACCTGCGTTAGCGGCAGGGTTGACAGTGGCGTAGCGGGGAGCCATGCCGGCAGCGGCTTCGTTCAGCTTCTGCTGACCTTGGAGCAGTACCAGGGAGGAAGCAGGGGTAGTGCCCGGCGTACCAACGGAGGCGTAGATGCTCTTGTATGCGTTAGCAACGTCTGCGTCGATAGAGGCAGCAAGCTGGCTTACGCGAGGCTTCAGTACACGCTCTGCGAAGTCATCCAACTGCATGGTGAGTTCTGCGGAGGTGAAGTTGATGCCGATGTGCTTCTGGCTGGAAACCGTCAGCGTGGTGAACTGCTCGTTGTCGTCCTGAACTTGCAGGGCGGCACCGTCAGTTACCAGAGCGCGGTCTGGCAGACGAATACGCAGGGTTGAACCGATCTTGGCACCTTCGACGGCAAAAGAGTCGTCGTAAGCGCGGTTGACGTTACGGGTGATAACAAGATTATTCTCCAGAATCTGGAGAGCCTTTCTCGTTATCATGTCAATTGTAAGTAAGCTGTTACTCATGTTTCACCTTTTGAAGAATTTAGGTTAGTAGCGTTGATTCTGCAACTTCTTCATCATCCGTTGGTTTTCGGCCTCGATCCATTCTGACGTACTCATGGTCTTTACAGACCGAGGGTCAGTGGTGTCGTACCGTCCACCGCCACCACCCGTAGGGGTGATCGGATTGATGGGAGCAGGTGCAGACGATGTTCTCTTCGCAGGAGGATTGGACTCTAACTTGAGTTCCAACTTCCCGATTTCTTTAGCCTGCAAGTAAGCCGGAAGCTGACTGATCCGGTGTGCTTCCTGCGGGTTAGACCCGAGGTAGTACGCCAGATCCGGGCCTATATCAGAACCACGGATAGTCTCAGCCATGACTTGGGAGATCGGGATATTGGGGTTGTATGCGACCTGTTTATAGTCGTCATACTTCTCCATAGCCTCTTCTTCCTTGTCGAAGTAGTGGCGCATTGCCTCCTGCTCTCTCTGTTGCTGCTGTCTCTGCGCCAACAGTTCTTCAGCCTTGCGAGCAGCCAATGCCTCGGCATACTCCTCAACTGATTCAAACTTGTCGGCAGACGGCAGTTCTTGAGGGGCTTTGGCTTGCAGTTCCTGCTGACGCAGTTGCTGCTCTCGCTCCCACTTCCTCTGCTCTCTTGCAAGACGTTTTCCAACAATGGCGTCCAGCTCCTCTTGAGTGAAGGTCTTGGTTGCCTGCTGGTTGTCCTCCGGCGTCTGGATCTCGGGTGCCGATACTGCCGTTTGTACCGGTTCCTGCGCGGTTTGAGCGTCCGCTACGCTTACATCATCAGACATTGTTGTACCCGTAAGTACCCTGGTGAACCCCACCAGTAGAGGATCGGTTAGGCGTAATAGCTGACGTTCAGCTTTGCACCTGACGCAGATTGGATAAACTTGATCTTGTTAAGGTCGCCATCATACGACAGTACGTTGTTCCGTATCAGGATCATCCCAACGGATGCCGTAGGAGCAGTGCCATCGTCGCGCCACCGAATGTCGTTGCCCTCAGCCACGATGAAGGCTCTGGTGGGCATTACCTTGTTGCCGGCAATATCCACGGCAGGAATGGTCAGGCCAACCGCAGACGACAGGTCGGTGATCTGCTGATACCCCAAGTTTGAGGTCGTGTCTTTCAATCCCATGGGGTCACCTATGCCAGAAACTTGAGTTTGTAAAGGGTAGTAAGGTACAAATTGACGATTTCGTCAATGATATTGTGGATAGAGGTATCCTTTTTGTCTACCACCTCATACCGGATGGATTCTATCTCATCCAACTGGTCTTGAAGGAATTCCACAATATTGGTGGTCTTCTTGGCAGAGTGCAGGGTAATAGGGCCGATCAGCCCATGCCTACCCTGGTACGCCTCTGCAAGACTGTCAGCCAAGGGGATGATGCCCTCATAGAAAGCTTGAAGGGCAACATGCTTGGCATAAGACCGGGTGTTCAGGTGGACGGAATGGGTTACATCCCGTGCCAAGAACAACATGCCTATGAACTTGTCACACGACATGGATCACTCCTGCGGAGGCTGAACCTGCGGTTGGGCTTGGGTCTTGATCTTCTCAACCAGGGGGAACACAGCCTTGTAGGGCAGCTCTCCAAGGGCTTGAAGGAGGAAGTTTACTTCTTCAACAGTAAGATCCAGCTTGATCACGCAGAGGCTCCTTGTGCCCATGGCAGAGCAGGGCTAACGATGGGTGGGTTGATTTGGTTGTCGATTTGGGCCTGAACAGCCGCTTCGGTAGCGTCCTTGTCCACACCGTTTGCCCAACACCAGCCCAGTACCTGATCCAAGGTCAGGTCTTCATAGGGGGTGAAGTCGCCTTCCGGTGCAGGGAAGGAACAGGTGGCGTACACGGAACCAGTGTAGTTCTCATCTACGCCAGTGCAACGCCAGTGGGCAGTTACCACCACATCGGAGTATTCGCCCTCAGACGGTTTGCAGTTCAATTGGGAGATTTCCCAAGTCATTACGGTCATGTCATATGCTCCTGTTGATTATGGGCCAGCGTCACGCCACTGACCGCCTGAGTAAAAGTAAAGTTTGTTGTTGGTGGTATCGACCACGATTGGGGCAGTACCGGTTTGCGTGGTTGGCGTTCCAGTAGGAGTGCCTGCACAAGTGGGAACGTAGAGGAAGCCGTCAGTAGCCGTGGTGGCAAGAGCGGCAGTACCAACTACCATGCCGCCTGCTGCGGGAATCCGAGCGCGTTCGGCAGAGTTGGTTTCAAACGCCAAAGCGTCTGATCCCCCAGTTGCCATTCTTACCAAATCTGTATGTAAGATAAACGAAACGCTGGCTTGCGTTTCATCAGTCAAGGTCAACACGGTTTTGGCGACAGATGCAGCAGAAGGAACCGCAAGCGTCATCCGTGAAGACCCAGTGGTCGTACCAACTTGGACGTTCCCACTCGCATCCAACGTCATCGCTTGCGTGAAGCTGATGGCGTTACCTGCGGTGCCTGATGGAGCGTTGTACCAAGCGTGTTCTCCCAAATATTGGCGGTAATATGATACCGGAACACCCGACTCACCGTATTTCCAACCGCTGTTGAAATACGCTTTGTTTCCCATATACGCGGCGGCGGTATCCCCGCCAACAAATGCAGATGCCGTGACTTGCAATCCAGTGATAGTCGCCCAAGCACTAGGCGTAACGCCAAGGCCGAGGTTGCCGGATGTGTCGATACGCATACGTTCTAGGGTTTGAACTTTGAACACCATGTCGGTAGCGGAACCAACAGGCGATGACTCAACACTAACTTGGTTGTTAGTGTCTGACAGGATCAGCTTTGCCCCTACACCAGCAGTTACAGATTGAATGTGAGTGTTTCCACCCCATACTACCAATTTTCCATAAGTAGAAGGCGAACTCGTACCAATCCCGAGATTCCCACTCGCATCCAATGTCATTGCTTGCGTGAAGCTGATGGCGTTACCGGCAGTGCCGGAGGGGGCAGTGAACCATTGATGTTGCCCATCAATCTGCGTATACCTGCTGGCGGCAAGGCTGGCAGTGTAGTTCCAAACATCGGACGCTGACTCATATGCATTAAGGCCAACGTGCAAACGGAAAGCGTCAGTGCGACCAGAGACAAAAGCGGCGGCAGACGCCGCAATACCTAACGCTCTTGAAGTGCTACCCCAAGCCGCAGGTGTACCCCCGAGGCCGAGGTTGCCGCTAGTAGTAAGAAGTAAACCAGAGGCGGACGACGAATCGCCGTACATTAACAACCCGCCAGAGCCGACCAAACCAGAGCTAAAGCGTCCGTAACCAACAACATCCAGCTTATAACCCGGCGAACTCGTACCAATCCCCACGTTGCCTGTAGAGGTGATACGCATACGTTCGGTTGCGTTGGTTCCTATTAACAGCGGCGTTGAGCCAGTAGTATTTACAAATGAATAACCTGTGGCGTTGGTTACTCTAAATGTTTCAGAACCGTTTTCCAGCATGGAAATAATAGCGCCTGATGCGCCATTCAAAGTCAAACCGCCATATCCAGAGTTATTTACTGGAGAACTGGTACCAATCCCCACATTCCCCGAGGTCGTAGCAAGGTAGGTATTCCCCGTCACCGTCAGGGTGGTCAGCAACCCCGTAGAGCCACCATCAACCTTCTGCCATACCGAGCCATTGAACACGGCCCAATCACCTACCTGCCAATTTGTCTCACCGTTCAGGTTGGTACTACCAGCCACCGATACAACGTAATACTGGCCTTGAACCCCAACACTGGAGGTCAACGTAGGGGTGTTCGTCGAGGCGTCCCAAGTGCCTTGATATTTCAAAGCCCCCAAGGTAGCCGCATCAACTTGCAGGTATTGCTCTATGCCTCTCATTACATGGCTCCTTCAACGGGGGGTTCGCCCATCAATTGTTGTGTTTGGATTTCGGGCATCATGTTGCCCACAGAAAGGTCGCCGCTTTCCAACGCCGCAAACAGCGTACCCTGTACAATGTCCTGAATCTGCTCCGGCGTCATGCCGCTAGATACCGCAGAGATCCGCTTGGTCTCTGCATCGTACTCTTTGATCTTGAGTTCCTGGGCTTCCATGCTCTGGTTGACGTTCCTGAGCATCGACGCCATCTGCTCCATCTGCTGACCCATCTGCTGGATCTGCTGTTCAGCAGCTTGCAGTGCTGGCGGCTTGTCATCATCCGAGACAATCATCGGATCAATGGTCTTCTCAAACCGCTTAGCCATTTCCTGAGCGCCCGGCCAATCCATGTTCTTGACGAACAGATCCCCTGCCACAGCCCACAGTTGCGGGTTGGTCTGCAACAACTGAGCCATCGCCTCCAGCGCTTCCTGGCGCTTGGTCGCGTAGCCCGGACCCGTCACGATACGCACGTCGTACTTGCCCACGCCGGGGTTGTAGACCTTGCGCATCACCACGCCTTGCTCATTGACCATCTTGCGCACGGGTTCTGGCTGGGTCGGATCGACCTCCACCATCTCCGTCTCGCCGTCTTCACCAACGATGCGCAGAATGCGCTGCGTGTCGTAGATTTTCGGAGCCAGATCGACGATCTGCCGCACGATGTGCCGGATGGCCCGCGCCAAGTTGTCGCCGTAGTGGTAGGTACCGACGTCGCCTTCGCGCTGGCGGGCGAGGATCGCCTTGCCCGAGCGCTCGTTGGACGTCATGCCCAGCGAGGCGTTGTACTGCCCCGTGACGGCCTTCAAGTCCTCCGAGGCGCCCATCTTGGCCTGAATCAGACCTGTCTGAGCCATCGGCGGCTGAGCGCGCATCGGCAGCGGCAAAACGGCCCCAGAACCGTCCGTGACGTCCGGGTTGACCTCCAGGTACGGCCAGTTCTGCGTGTTGGCCGTTTTCCACTGTTGCTCGTAGCCCTCGAACTGACCGCCGTAGCCGATGAACGGCGCCTTGGGGGCCAGCGCCAGCATCTCGGCCTCTTGGCTGGTCCAATAGTTATACATGCGCTGCGCGTCTTTGGCGTTACGCACGAGGCCGCTGACGTACAGCCGGCCTTCAACCTCGAACTCGTTGCCCACGCAGCGGATCACCGGGATGTGCGAGCCGGCCCAGTCAGACCGCTCCAGCACCTCGTAGCCGTTGATCTTGAGCCACTTGACCTTCTTGCGGTCAGACGGGCGCGAGCGCAGGGGCTT